CACTCCCTCTCTATCATAATTTGTCACCTAGCTTTGCGCTTTGTGGAACAGGGTGATTAATCATCACGCGGTTACAGGCTCCGCAGTGGACGGCAGTAGGTTGATCGACGTAGATGCGTCCTTTTGTTTGCTGACCGCAGAAATCACAATTTACATATTCTTTGTAATATCTTTCGTAAGGTGTTTCCGTTTTCGTCATTTTTTGCGACCCCTGAGTCGGTCTAAATCCTTTGCAGGGTCAAACGGTTCTTGCTCGGCTTCGATAGCTAAAGCTGCATAACCACCAATATCCAGTAAACTGTCTTTGTGTCCCGGCGTTTGCGCTAACCGAGCAATTTTTGCCAGCATAAAAAGCACTGCAACATCTTCTCTGCTAAATTTTACGCCTTTATAGTCAGACCACAGGTCGGCTATGCGTTTGAAGTTGTCGCGGCAGTTGCCATATTTCTCACCACGATTGCCAATAATGGTCTGCATTTCTCGAAGTGCGCTGTGTGCTGTGTTTGGTTCAATCCCCATTGATTTTCTCCATAGGGTTGAAGTCTTGCCAGTTATCGTCGTCCCAATCGTCGTCAGGAATTTCACCGCGTCCATCGCAGTTTTCACAATCAATAACTATGTCTTGAAGTTCGCCGCCAAGCGGATGACCGTAATCAGCAACACCTATATAAGTCTCGGCCTTGCCTGTACCACCGCACTCCGGGCAGTCTTTGTAGTCTCGTAGTAAATTGTAAGCAATGAATGTTGACATATATACCCCGTATAGTCATTAGGGGCATAATTATTGTATTTGTTATTCTTGTCAAGAATATTTAAGAATATTTATGCTTCAGGTCTTCTTCTTGCACCTATGATGCAGTCATATCCTTTTAATTTGTCTTTTGAAATAGTTTGGTCTTTTACAGGATTATACTGGCGCACAGTTATTGATCCGTCAGCGTTTTCGTTGACAAACTCTCTGACAAGGCCGTGGCTTTCTCCAGACCCATTCTGGACAACAATCATTACATCGTCGCCCGACTCAACCTTTGTTTCAGGAGCGACGTAAAGAATTTGTTGCGGTTTAAATCTAGGAAACATTTCGTCGCCAAGCTGCCTAATAGCGTAAGCCTTATTTAGTCCGTTCAGGAATGTTGGGCGACTAATCATTATTTCTGATACTAAACCGCGTGGAATAAGTAAAGGATTATTCGTAAATTCGTTTAAAGTTTCTGCACGATCAAAAACGAAGGGCAGGTCTGCTGCCTGCGCCGTGACCTGAATGACATCAGTAATTTGCTCAACTGTCTTAGGTTGCTCGTCAATAAAATCTATTACAGAACACTCTAGGGTTGATGCCAGCTTTGTTAAGGTGTCTGAACTTGGGCTTGTTAAAGCGCCACGCTCAATTTTTGATATTACTGATTGACCAATGCCTGAAAGATTAGCCAATTCGGTTTGACTTAAACCTTTATCGGTTCGTATTTTATGCAGTCTTTGATACATAGTAATCCCAACTATAATTATTATTATTAGTTATGCGCCTCTATATTACATAATATGTAATATGACAGCCTGGAATATTATACAAGACTAATTTAACTTTTAACGCATCTTTTTTTGTTTTTAACGTCACTAAAAATTGACGTCATAAGTCAACATGCTCGAATATTGATGCAGGTTGTGTTGCAGTCGCAAGCACTGGTGTTGCCCACTCAAGCCGAGCATCTTCCAAGTCATAACCTGTTCCGGGGTTGTAAAGAGTAAATAAGCCGCCGGGTCGTATGTACGGGATAGTTTTAACAATCTGACTACTTTCTCTACAGTTATTAATTTTTTGACCGTCACTTAGCTTACAATACGCCCATGTCTCATGCGCCTCTTTCGGCACATAATTTCCTTCGATTGGTCTTTTATCAACGACATCGACTGAGTTAGCCATAAAGTTAAGCATCCCATTATAACTCTCGTTTCCTTCATGTATAAAAACGCCCATAGCTTTGGCTTTTTCATAGCTGGCAGTATAAGCAAATCTGGGCTTTCCTTGCCATAACTCACGGGTAAAAACTGTCTCAAAGACTTCTTCTTTTGGATCAATGTGCATTTTAACAGTACCCACTATTGGCATGGGTTGAGGTGGAAAGAATATGTCTTGCGGCGGACATTCCAATATTTTTGCATAATCATGGGCGTCGTCGAATGTCATTCTGATTGCGCCAGAAATATGCCTCGATAGGGTTTCAGGCTTCACGCCTTTACGCATAGCTATCTCTTTTTTAGACAGCCCAGAAGCCTCAATTACTTTCGTAAAATTTACAGGTTTTAGTGCCATGTGATTTCTCCCTTACTCTTCTACGAAATATGTATTTACAGGCCTGTAACGACAATCCCATGAGTCATGCACTGCACCGTCTTTGACACATGTGAGGTGACCACTGTTGAGAACAACAGCTGTACCGTTAAACAACCAATTCTTTAATTTAATAAGTTTACCTTTAGCATCCCTTGGGCATTTCTTTTTAACCCAACCTTTACGATTTAAGTATTCAGTCCAAACTGGACGCATACTTGGGTAACCACCCATTTCAACACCCAACTCCATCATTTCTTGAAACGTGGCTGAATATGCTTGATTTAATGCGATGCTAATTGAACGGATAACGCAGTCACCTGAGTAATCTTTAGTGGTTTTATAACCAGCTAACTTACGTCCTCCATCAGTCTTAATGTAATCCATAGTTATCGCTCCTTCTCTCTAACTATATCTATAATATAATACACTAGACGTATTATGTCAAGAAGAATTACATAATAAATCAATCCACATGCAAAAAGAAACAATTTTTAAAATATGTGTTGACGGCATATCCCAAATCGGCATATCAGGAATTATTAGTACAAATATGCATAACAGGATTAATAAATATGCCTCTGGTTACTTATCTGCTCGAAAAGGGCTACACACAACAAGAATTTGCAACCTTACTAGGTGTACATCAATCAGCCGTATCCAAATGGTTGCAAGGTGATAGCAGACCAAGCTGGAACATTATCGCAAAAATTAAACAAATAACTGACGGAAAAGTCACAGCAGACAGCTTTCTTGAACTCCCAACTTATACGGAAGCTGACGAATGACAATACTCGGCATCGACCCCGGCGCATCAGGTGGCATTGCATTTTTCTCCATGCAAAGGGGTCTGCTGAGTATTTTTGATATGCCAACAGTTGAAGTGAAGCGCGGCGGCAAAAACAAACGTGAAGTCAGCGCCGCCATGCTCAATGCAATAATCGGCGCAAGAGACATAGATGCAGCCTTTGTCGAGAAGGTAGGCGCGATGCCGGGTCAGGGTGTTAGCAGCATGTTTCAATTCGGTCGATCAGTCGGCATGATTGAAGGCGTCTTATCTGCGTTAGAAATACCAACAAATTATGTCACGCCGCAGGTGTGGCAGAAGGCAGTGGGCGCTAGAGGCGGCAAGGATGCCAGCCGAGCCAGAGCCGCAGAGTTGTTTCCGGCTTACGCCGCAAATTTTTCACGAAAAAAAGATGACGGTCGCGCCGACGCTGCTCTCATCGCTTGGTATGGAGCGCAGCAATGAACGGGTTTGAACGTCATAAAGAGGCTTTTGTAAGCAAGACTATACCTGAAATACATTTAAGCCCTTCGACTTACAGCAAAATCGTCGATGCGCCAGACGTATTCATTGCTGAAAAACTTTTCGGCAAAAAGGGTGTGTTCGGGCCTGCGCCACTACGCGGCATTGTTATTGAGGACGCTGTTAAAGACGTCACTTACCACGACATGAAAATCGACGAAGCTATTAAAAAAGCAGAAGACGCATTTGATAAGCGGATGCTCTTTGGTGACGCTATAACACAAAAAGAACGAGACATGATCGACCCATGCACAAGATTAGCAGTCGAGGCATTGGAACCTTATGGCAGACCTGACTTCGGTGAAGACGGTAAGCAACATTCAATCAGACTGAACTGTAAGACGGACGATTTTTCAATCCCGTTTATTGGATACCTTGATTTTGTTTACCCTGACCACGGGCTAATTATCGATTTAAAAACCACAACAATGATCCGAAAAGTAATGACAACTAGTCATCAGGTTCAACGTGCGATTTACCAAAAAGCAAACGGCAACATGGGTTGCAAGTTTTTATACGTCACACCCAAAAGATATGAGTTCAAAATGGACGGCGACGTTAAGGAAATACTTGCCGACGTTAAGACCCAAACAATTCGGATCGAAAAGTTTTTGAACAGTGGAGATAAAAATCATCTTCGCAACATCGTGCCAGTGAAGCCCGACAGCTTTTACTGG